GGGGAGCCGCTGGAGTCGGAGATGCCGCCGTGGATCATCGCGCGCGTCTCCACCGACCGTCATGTGGCGGCGGAGACGATGCGGTTCACCGCCCACTCCGCCCTGTTGGAGATTCGAGCCGTCAGCACCACAACCGACAGCGTGAACATCTGGTGCGACGACATGTTGATTCCCGCGCTGGCGAACCGCTCACCCACCCGGCCGCCGGGCTACACGGTCGGCCAGCTCACCCTGTACGAGGATTCCGGCGCTTATGCGGCCGGTCTGACCTCCGACGACACCGCGCGCCGCTACCAGGTGCGCGTCTTGAGGTTCCGCTTTACGTGGAGCCGACCATAGTCAACCAATCATTCACCAAAAGTCTTCAAGGCCATCCCATACGGGGCGGCCTTTTGCTTTAAGGAGCACATTATGGCCATGAAACTGGGTACAGAGATTCCCGGCACTAGCGCCGAAGGCAACATCACCACCATCTGGGTGCCGACGATCAAGGACATCAAGGCGCCGACCATCGCCGAGCTCGAGGCCGGCACCGACATCTCGAACTACGTCATGCTCGGCGGCTGGATCTTCGAACCGTCACAGGACACCGTAAGCGACCAGCGCGAGAACTCGATCCAGGATTTCGGCGCTCCGGGCCGCAAGTCCGCCGGCGACATCAGCATCGAGGTCATCGACAACACGAACACGGAGCACAAGGACCAGAACGAGGCCGTCACCCTCATGGCCGAAGGCAATGCCGGCTATATCGTGCGCCGTCGCGGCATGGCCACCGACGCGCCGCTGGCCGCCGGTCAGAAGCTCACCGTCGTATCGGTGATCTGCGGCGAGAAGCAGGTCATCAACCCGGACGCGAACACCATGATCCGCAGCAAGATACCACTGTTCGCGAAGGCACCCGGCTGGGAGTCCGAGACGGCGGTGATCGCGGCCTTGGCAAGAGGCTGACGCCTCTGACGGTGACGGCAACGGCCCGTAATGGCGGGCAGACCGTCACCGTGGTTGACAACACCACGAGCGGCGCGAACGCACGCGCCAAGGGCGAGGCGACGCTGCCGGCACCGACACCGCCTGCCGGCGGCTGACAAATCTTCCATGCGGGGACTCTTACCTTTCTGGCCCCGCACGAACATTCTCTCTTCTCATTCCCAGAAAGGCGATCTGAAACTTTTAGAAAGGGATAATCATGGCTCTGGAAGTGAAGCGCAAGCGCGTGGACGTCGATCTGATCCTGGATCAGGAGAAGGCCGAACAGGTCGCCGCATTGGGAGCCGATTTGGAACGCGCCATGGCGCAGCATGTGACCGAAGGCGGCAACACCGCCGCCAAACGCATCGCCAAACAGATCGACAAGCTGCGCGACGAGGTGAAGGACGACACCATCCGCATCACGCTGGAGGCCCTGCCGCTCTCCCAGTGGCGTCAGGTGCTCGAGGCGAACACCGTCACCGAGAACGGGATCCCGAAGCAGCGCATCGAGGACATCTGCGCCGACGCGATCAAACTCATGGTCAGGAAGACCGTGCCGGAAACCCCGGTTGAGGATCTGGCGAACGTCATGACCGAACTGTCCGACGGCCAGATCAGCCCGGTCTGGTACGCGATCCGTGACCTGAACGCGAAGCTCATCGACCCAAAAGACGCACTCGAATCAGCCTCGCGGATAATCCGCAGACAGTAAGGGAACTGCGAATCTGCCGCCAGCTCGGCATCAGCTACAAAAGGTGGCTCGGCTGGGAACCAGCGTATCGGGTGGAACGCGACTCGCATAGGCGCATCACCGGCTACACGCCGGAAACCGAATGGGACGAGACCGAACGCGAGTGGATGCTCGCGCTCGACGACTACGAACACTCGTTGTGCCCGCAATGCGGCATGCCCATCTCGGTCTGCCATGACGAGCAGACACCCTTCCACTTCACGGCCGAGGCCGGCGTCTGCCAGATCTCGCTCATGCAGTCCCTCAAGCTCGACGAATGGAAGAAAGACCATACGAACGAGAACGAGCTGAAGCAGTCCGCATTGACGGTGGGAATCAAACCAAGATGAATCTCAGGAGGCCGCTATGGCAGGCGGGTTGAACCGCAACATCACAGTCCGCCTGCTCGCGGACACGTCTAATTTCACGGCCGGCATGGCCAAAGTCAGTGGCGAGAGCCAGAAGGCCGCGACCACCATGGAAGCCGCCGGAGGCAAGACCAAGCTCATCACCACCGGAGTCGCCGCAGCAGGGGTGGCAGCCACCGCGTTGGGCGTAGCGGCCATCAAGATGGCGGCGGACTTCGACGCCAGCATGAGCACCGTGCAAGCCAACACCGGAGCCAGCGCCGACGAGATGAACCAGCTCCGCCAGGCCGCCATCGACGCCGGCGCCGACACCATCTACTCGGCCACCGAATCCGCCGACGCCATCAACGAACTCGGCAAAGCCGGCCTGTCAACCTCGGATATTCTCTCCGGCGGCTTGAGCGGCGCGCTGAACCTTGCCGCGTCCGACGGCATGGCCGTCGGCGACGCCGCCGAGCTCATGGCCACCACCCTCAAGCAGTTCAACATGACGGGTGCCGAATCTACTCAGGTGGCCGACGCGCTGGCAGCCGGCGCGGGCAAGGCCGTCGGTTCCGCGCACGACCTCGGCCTCGCGTTGAATCAGGCGGGTCTGGTGGCCAACAGCATGGGCGTCAGCATGCAGGAGACCACCGGCACGCTCGCCGCGTTCGCCAACGCCGGCATGATCGGCAGCGACGCGGGCACCAGCCTCAAAACCATGCTCCAACGACTGGCCAGCCCCACCGACAAGGCACAGAGCCTCATGGACGAGCTCGGCATCAACGTGTACGACGCCAACGGCGAATTCATCGGACTCGCCGGCGTGGCCGGCCAGCTGCAGCAGGGCCTGTCCGGCATGAGCCAGGAGCAGCGCAACGCCGCGCTCAACACCATCTTCGGAGCCGACGCGGTACGAGCCGCGAACGTGCTCTACAAGGAAGGTGAAAGCGGCATAGCCGACTGGACCGACGCGGTAAGCGAATCCGGTTTCGCCGCCGAGCAGGCCGCCGCCAAGAACAACAACCTGAAAGGCGACTTGGAGAACCTAAGCGGCTCGTTCGAATCCCTCATGATCTCTTTGGGCGAGGGCGGTCAGGGCCCATTGCGTTCCCTCGTGCAGACGCTCGACACGCTGGTGGACGCGTTTAGCCAACTGCCAGCGCCCGTACAGCAGTCCATCGTGCTGCTGACCGCGTTGGGTGGCGGCTTCACCGCCCTGCACTCCGCCATGGCACCGTTGAACGCCAGCAGCTCGCAGACGGCACGGAACTTCGGCCTGATGCTGGACCCGTTCCAGCGGGCCATCACCGCCGCACCACTACTCAAGGACGGCATCATCCAGCTCGGCACATCCATGCTCGGCACGTCCACCAACGCCGGCACGCTCGCCAACGGCCTGACGCGAGGCCAGACCGCAATGAACGGCATGAAAAGCATCGGCAGCGGCCTGTTCGCCGCGCTGGGCGGCCCATGGGGCATCGCCTTGACGGTCGCAGGCGCGCTGCTGGTGGGCTTCGCCAAATCCGCGCAGGACGCGAAAGCCAACATCAGCGAATTCTCCGACGCAATCAACCAGTCCGGCAGCTCCGTCGAAACACTCATCAAGAAAATCGCCAGCGGCGAGGACAAAACATGGGACTTCGGAGACAAGTTCGCCACCGGCTTAGGCTCTCTTGGAGAAGCACTCGACAAAGCCGGCATCGAATACAGCACGTTCGCAAAGGCCGTCAACGGATCCAAGGAAGCGCAAAAACTGTTCGACAAACAGTTGAAAAACGCCGAAAACAACATGTCCGTCATGCAGACAGACAGTATCCGAGACAGTTACAACAAGCTCTCCGACCAGGTCAGCAAAGCCAAGGAACAGGTCAGCAAAACCAATGAGGAAGTCGCCAAGGCGGGAGCCAGCGGAGACACGGCCGCCGAAGGCACCAACAACTACGCCGACAGCACCGACAATGCCACCACAGGCACCAAAGACCTCTCCGACGCCATTGACGATCTGGTGAAAGGCTTCCTCAACCTACCGGGAACCTACCTGACCACCGATCAGGCCATCACCAAGCTCAATCAGGAAATCCTCAACCTCAACGGCAGCATCCAGGAAAACGGCCGCGTATTCGACGAGAGCGGCAACGCCCTCCAAGGCCACGAAAAACAGGCATACGATTCACAATCCGCCTTGCAATCCCTGGCATCCACCGCACAGGACACCGCTCAAAAAATCATTGAGGAAGGCCAGGCCAACGGCGATGCTGCAGCAGCAACCCAACAAGCCGGAGACAAACTCGAACAGGCCCGCAAAGCCTTCATCGAAAACGCCCACGCCGCAGGCATGAGCGAACAGGCCGCAGGGGCGCTCGCCGACCGTTATGGCCTGACACGTGGGCAGGCGGATACGTTACGTCAGGGCGTCGAGAAGCTGAGCAATGCCGCCGCCAAGGGCATCGACCTGAAAATCAATATCACCGATGATGCCAGCAAGGCGCTCGATGACGTGAAATTGAAGGCCGAGAAAATCGATGACAAGACCGTGCGCATCAGCGGCGACAACACCGACCTGATGCAGAAGATCGCAGACGCCACCGGAGCCACCATCGACCCGAAAACCGGCAAACTCGATCTGGACAAGACCCAGTTCGATTATGCGATGGCCATCGCCGCAGGTGCCACCATCGACCCGAAAACCGGGTTGCTGCAGGGGGACAACAGCGACATGCTGGCCAAGGTGGCCGAAGCGAACGGCTGGACCATCGACTCGAAAACCGGCTATATCTATGCAAACGACGATCAGGCCATCGGAGTGCTCCAAGGCCTGAACAACATGCAGATCGCGGACAAATGGTTCACCATCCATGGCAAATACGAGGATTCCTCAGGCGGCACGTATTCCAGCAGCGGTTATCGCCCGAAGGGCGCGATGGGCAACATACCAACCGGCAAGACCGGTGGCCTGTTCACCGGCTACGGGGTTTCGATGCGCGGCTACGCCACTGGCGGCCGTGTCATCGAGGGCCTGATGCCCGGCAAGGCCACCTACACGGGTGAAGACAACATCACATTGCTGAACGCGCGCGTCAAAAGCGGCGAATTCGTCAGCAACGTGAAATCGGTCGGCTATTACGGTGCCGACCTGTACGCGGCCATGAACCGTCGTCAGATTCCACGTGAGAGGTTCTACAAGCCCTCGCCGATGATGCTGAGCCAGCCGGTGACGAACAACCAGACCGTCAACCAGACGATAGCGCCCGTGTTCCAGCAGAAGATCGTGCGTCCGGCGGATGACATGTATACGGCGGCGTCGATCATGTACCGCAACGCCGCTCATCTCGTGGGAAGGCTCTCAAGATGAACGACCTGTGGACCTTGAGCCCGCGTTACGGGGAGCTATGGGCCGGCGACGAGCTCGTCTGCCGGTTCAATCCCGCGGATTCGCCCGACCGGGGCCTGTACATCACCGCCAACGGCGTGGAGGGCTGGGATACGCTGCCGGACGCGAAGGTCGCCCTGACCGAACGCGGCCAGGGCGACGGCGCGCATGACGTGTCCGAAACGGATATCCTGTATTCGGCCCGCACCGTGACCGTGCACTACGAGGCGGTCGGCTACAGCCGTGCGGACCTACTCTCCCTGATGCGCCGCATCAACACCGCGGCGCACCGCTCCTGCAGGCTGCGCATGGTCGACGGCGACGAGGACACATATTGTGAGGGCTACGTGGCGCAGATGGGCCGCGACTCGCGGTGGAATCCCCTGTTGGAGAACGATCTGACATTGCATTTCGTGTGTCCTCGTCCTGAGCGTTTGTCGTGGGATGCGCGGCGTTTTCAGTTGGTTCCGGCGTGGGATGCGGGGTTGGGCCTTTCCTACGGCTCCGCGGCGAGGGGGTTGGCCTATCCGCTGTCCTATGGCACGGCGGCCGTGGATGCGCGGAACGTGTGCACGCTCGTCAACAACGGTTCCAGCCGAGCCTACCCGGTGTTCACGGTACAAGGTCCGTGGCCGGACGGCGTGCAATTGAACTTCCCGGGCCTTGACATGAGCCTGGACTATTCGCAGGCGGTCGGCAGCGTGCCGCTCGTGCTGGACTCACGGAGTCGCGCGGCGAGCATAGGCGGCCTGGACGTGAGCCGCAACCTGCGCCAGCGCGGCTTCCCCAACGTGCCGCCGGGCGGCTCGGTGGCCGTGAACCTGCAATCCGTCGGCGACGGGTACGTGACCGTCGAATGCCGTGACACCTACATGTGATCAAGGAGGGATTATGACTACAGCTTTGGGAGTGGCCCCCGATTCGACCGGCAAGGGAATGGACCCGCCGACCCACCGCCGGATCATCAAGGCGCACTGGGAGAACGTCGGCATCGTGTGCGGATTGGACGTGACGGGTCGCTCCGACCTGCGCTACAACGTGGCCGCGGGCGTGGCCGTCTGCTCACGCGGCAATGCGGACGGGTACACGGAAGCGTATTGGAGCGGCGGGCAGACCGTCGCCGTCTCGGCCGGCGATCCGTCGAACCCGCGCATCGACGTCATATGGCTCAAGGCGAACGACATCTCTCAGGGCGACAAGGACAACCAGGTGGCCGTGGGCGTCACACAGGGCACGCCAAGCGCGAATCCGGTAGCCCCGTCCGTCCCGTCCGGCTGCACGAGGCTGATGAGCATGCGCATGCCGGCAGCCGCCTCGTCCACCCAATCGGCAACGATGGTCGACACGCAGGACTACGCGATCCCCTACGGCGCGAACCTCGGCATCCTCGCCAGGATCGCGGAGAACAAGGATCTGCAGGCGTCATCCAATCCCGCGTACACGGCGCCGTTCCTGATCGACACGTTCAAGATGCCGACCGACCGCAATCTGCTCCTGACCATGTACGCGTGCGTCTCCGCGCCGAGCAAAAACGGCGCGAAGGGCGTGGCCGCGGTGCGGTTCGTCGTCGACGGGAATCTGTACACCACGAGGAAAATCGAATACACGGATTCGTGGGTGACGCATGAATGCACGTGCTCCCTCCAGCTTGCGAAGGGCCCGCACACCATCGGCGTCGCCATGTTCAACGAACAGGGCCCGGGCTATGTGACGCATTACGGCGTGAAGGACAATGGCGACACGTATGTGGGCCGCGTGCTCGTCGTCAAGGACGAGGGGGTGGCGAGATGAGCTGGCGCGCCTGCCTGTGCGACACGATGACCGGGCTGCTCGACCAGCAGATCGACATCCCCGGCTTCACATGGTCGATGACCGTCAGCGACTCCAGTTTTTCCACGACGAGGGACAAGGGCGTGGGCGCGGACGAGGTGTCCGGGCTCCAGTTGCCCTGGTCGCAGATACCGGGATCCACGCCGACCGCGCGGGCGGATGCGCTGATGTGCGGCAAACGCGGCCTCGTGCTCTTCTGGCACGGCGTCCTGGACGGCGACGCCTCGTTGGGCACGCCGATCATCGGTGGAGTGTTCGGCGTCAGGTCGAGCAGTCAGCAGGATGTGAGCATCCCGCTGGACAGCATCCCGACCGTGCTGGGCGACAGGATTCTCGCGCACGAGGGCGGGTTCGGCACCAACGCGGCGCACACGGCCCCCGGCGGGTATGCATGGCAGGGACTGTCCCTGCGCGCGATCGCCTGCGAGGTGATCAGCCGATGCACCAGCGCCAAGCCCGGCGGCACGCTCCCCATCGACCTGCCATGGGTCGGCGAGAAAGGCGGACACCAGCGTACGGACTACCAGGACTGGGACGTACAGAACCAGTCCTGCAAGCAGATACTCACGAAGCTCACGAACGTGGCCGGCGGGCCCGACATGCAGTTCAGACCGTATCTTTCGGATTCGCAGCACGTGCGATACCGGTTCGAGGCCGGGAGCGACGGCGACGTGTATCTCGGCCAGAAGACCGTGCACTCATTGGACTACCATCCATTGGGCGGCACCCTGGAGGATCTGAAGGTGGACCGCATGGCACCGGCACAGCGGTTCTACGCGACCGGCGCCGGGAGCGATAAGGCCACGGTCTGCTGTCTGGCCGAGGACCTGACCCTGTGCCGGCGGTCCGACCCGTGGCCGTTGCGCGAAGGCGTGTACAGCGATCCCGACGCGAAGAGCTGGGACGTCCTGAAATCGCACGCGCAGGCCAAGCTCGCCGCGAATTCCAAGCCTCTCATGCAACTATCCGGCACGATCGACGCGAACGACGTGGACGCTTCCGGCATGCCCCTGCACGCACCCGGCACATTCTGGCCCGGCGAGATCTTCGAGGTCTCCATAACCGGGTTCCCCGACCTGCCCGACGGGATCTACCGTCAGCGGCTCATGAAGATGAGCGGCGACCAGACCAGCAAGGTCACGCTCCTGTTCGACATCTGCGAAGACCCCTGCACCTGACGCAGGGATCCCATGTTCTTTTTTTGGAGGTCATCTCATGGCATTACATGGCGAGATCAACCCGTCCGACCTCGATCTGCTGCTCGGCACGGGCCTCAACGCGTTGGAGGTCGCGACCGGTCTGCTCACCCGCAGAAGCGGCGGCGTGTGGATCGACACCGGCGACGGCAGTGGCATCCTCGCCGGCGGGAACGCCTCGGACGGCATCAACCGCGTCGACAAGGACGGCGTCCAGCTGCCGTTGGTGGACACGAGCGGCATCGACAAGGCCGCGCAGGATGCGCGGAAGGCCGCCGCCGACGCCGCCGCGAAGGCGGACGAGGCGGTCAGGCGAGGCGAGCAGATCAGGCAGGACGCGCAGGCGGGCATCGACGACGCGCGCAAGCAGGTGCAGGCGGTCGAAGCCAAGGCCGACAAGGTCCGAACCGATCTCACCCAGCAGGTTCAAAACGTGAAGTCCGAAATGGATTTGGCAGTTGAAGCTGCCCAGACATCCGCCAATAAGGCCCAGTCCGCAGCAGATGCAGCCCGGAAGGCGGCTGACAAAGCCAATGCGTCTACAGTAGATCTTGATAAATCAGTCCAAGCAGTCGATGCGAAGGCCATTGCGGCGAAACAGGCCGCAGCCGAGGCCCAGTCCAAGGCCGAGAACGTCGCATCGGATCTCGATTCCGCGAATGCGGTCATCGAACAGCACACCACGGAACTCGGAACCCTTACGACGAAGGTCTCCAATGCCGGCACCAAATCCGACAGCGCCCTGAGTGTCTCCACGGAGGCCAAGCAGACTGCGACCGAGGCATCGACTACGGCATCTTCCGCATACAAGGATTCGCAGACCGCTCTTACCCAGAGCACCACTGCGACACAAACGGCAACCACCGCAAAGACCACTGCCGAATCGGCAAGCAAGACCGCAAGCGATTCGCTTAAGCAGTCTTCCGCGGCTGTGCAGACGGCCAATCAGATCAGCACGACTCTGAAGACCGAGTATCAGACCAAGGCTGATGCCGATAAGATCTATGCGACCCAGTCGAGTCTTAAGGCGACTTCGGATAGCATCACGGCTTCGGTCTCTAAGACCTATGCCACCAAGGACGCTCTGACCGCTCTCCAGAACGCCTCCGACAACGCCATCGAATCATGGCGGGGAACCGGTGCGCCGACCCTCGAGAACAAGCCGGCATCCGACTGGACCACCGACGCGGAGAGGAAGAAGCATTCCGGCGACCTTTACTACGACAAGGCCACCGGCAAGGCATACCGGTTCGGCTCCGACGACGGCGAGACCTACACGTGGGAGCTGAATCAGGATACTGATGTCACCAAGGCATTGGCGGATGCATCCAAGGCACAGACTTCCGCGAATAATGCCCAGGCATCCGCAACAGCCGCGAACACTGCTGCCGGTAAGGCCCAATCGACGGCAAATACCGCAGTCAGCAATGCGGCCACCGCGAAGAACGCAGCCGATGCCGCGCAATCCAGTGCGAACAAGGCTCAGGGCGATGTCGATAAGCTGAAGATCGATATTCCCGAGACCTATGCGACCAAGAGCTCTCTGACCCAGACCGCCGAATCCATCACCGCAAATGTAGAATCCGTTAGGACAACCGCAAACAGTGCCGTGACGGCCGCATCGAAGGCACAGCAGACCGCCGATGGTATTTCCGCAAATCTGTCAAAGAATTATCAGACGAAATCCCAGGCAGATACGATATATGCAACCAAGGCGAGTCTGAAGGCGACTTCCGAGAGTATTTCCGCCGAAGTCACCAAAGCGCAGGGAACCGCCGATGGTGCCGTGACAGCTGCATCGAAGGCACAGCAGACCGCTGATGCCGTCACTCTGAATCTGTCAAAGAATTACCAGACGAAAGCACAGAACGATGCCGTGTACGCAACCCAGACAAGTCTGAAGGCGACTTCGGATTCGCTCAGCGCGAGTATTACGGCAAATGCGAGGACCGCACAAAGCGCTGTTGACAAGGCGACAAGTCTCGAAGCGAACCTTAATGGTTTTAAGACTACTGTCGCTGAAACATATCAGACTAAATCTGGAATGTCTGCTTACGCAACCAACAGTTCCCTTACCCAGACTGCGAATTCCATTAAAGCTCAGGTCACTGAAGTCTCCAAGACCGCAAACGGTGCAATGTCCAAAGCCACTACAGTGGAACAGACTGCCAATGGCCTTAGCAGTAAGATCACCGAACAGGGTAAGACACTCAATGCGACCGTCAAGACCGCGAACGAAGCAAAGAGCACCGCTGACAGCAATAAGACCACTATCAGTCAGGTAAGCACTACAGCCAGTAATGCGTTGTCTAAAGCCTCCACGGTGGAACAGAATCTCAACGGTTTCAAGACCAGCGTAAGTCAGACGTATGGACGCGGTTCGAATCTCTGGGTCAATCCGACGTTTGATGCTGATAAGCCCCAGATCACCTCTCGGGTGAATAACGTAACTGCGCCGAATGGGAGCGGAGTAAATCTGCTCGCAAGTCGTGACCATTACAATTCCGCCACCAGTTTTCCTGTGGTTCCGGGCCATACGTATGTGGTGACCGCTCATGTCAAGCGATTAGAGGGAGATCTACCGCTGACGGCCGGTATCTGGTACACCGCACAGACCGGCGGAACTTGCTGGGACTCGATAACGTCATGCGAATCAACGTCAAGCCTGAGTGATGGATGGATGGCCGCGACATGGCGTTTCACCTGTCCGGATGGAAAATCCAGAGGATGCGTGTTGTTCCATCTTGAGCAGTGGAAATCTTCGACACAGTGGTATGTGGCGAACGTCGTATGCGTCGATGTGACTGGATTGCAGCCGTCCGGCGACTACGCGACGAACAGCAGCCTGTCGCAGACGGCGAACAGCATCAAGGCGCAGGTGTCGGAGGTCGCGAAGACCGCTTCCGGGGCGATGAACAAGGCGTCCTCGGTGGAGCAGACCGCTTCGGGTCTTTCGACCAAGATCACCGAACAGGCCAAGACCCTCGATGCGACTGTCAAGACCGCGAACGAGGCAAAGAGCACTGCCGACTCGAACAAGCGGACCATCTCACAGGTCGCATCCACCGCTGACGGCGCTGTAAGCCGCGTAAGCTCTCTGGAACAGAATCTCAACGGGTTCAAGACCAGCGTGGCGAAGACCTACCAGACCAAGGGGGACTATCCGACCAAAGCCGAGGTGCAGTCCAGGATCGACCAGTCGGCCTCCTCGATCAAATCGACGGTCGGCCAGACCTACACGACCCTCGATGCGACCGAGGCGTTGAGGAAGAGCGCGACCCGTATGTTCACGCTGTACGGCGCGTCGGGCAAGGCGAAATGGGTCAAGCTCGGCTATCTCACCAGCAACGGCGACTCGTCGAGCGTCCTCCTGCACGTCTACTCCGGCGACGGCTACAACGGCGCTGCCCGCCAGAACGCGGAGTTCGAGATCTTCGTCAAGGACGGCTTTCAGTCGTCCGCGTCCGCGTCGGGCGCGTTCGGCGTGAGCGTGAACCGCATCCGCAACGCGGATGACGTGAAGGTCAAGGTCATGGCGTTCAGCGCGACCGCCTGCGACATCTGGGCGTACCTGCCGTGGGCCTGGTGGAACGGGCACTACACGCTCCAGGGCGACTACCGGTCATGGAACGACGGCCCAAACTGCGGCGGCGAGAGGATACTGGACTCGGAACCCACGAACGGCGTCGCGCAGGACCTCGCGTACGACACGCTCAGCACGCGCAGCTACGTCGACCAGACCAGCAAGTCGGTGGCCCTGGGCGTGATGCAGAATTACCGTGGCGCGGACGGTTCGGGACTGGCCACCAAATCGGACATCACCGCCACCGCGAACAGCATCACAAGCACGGTGTCGTCGACGTACGCGACGAAATCCGGCGTCACGCAGGAGATCAGTTCGAAGATCACGCAGAACAACAAGAGTTTGGATGTCAGGTTCGCGACGAAGGCCGAAAACCAGACGGCGCGGGATGCGGCCAACACGGCCAAATCGGACGCGTCCGATGCACGGTCGCGCGTGGGGGCCTTGGAGGACTGCATCAGCCTCACATCCGACGGCGTACAGGTGGGCAAGCGGTCGAACGGCGTGTTCACAGGACCGTCCGCACTGGTCGGCACCGACGGCGCCTTCCACGTGAGGAGCCACGCCTCTACTGGCGCCGTCGAGGATGTGGTCAAGCTCGGCCACGACCTGCTGGCCATCAAATCGACGCTCAAGCTGAGCGATGGAAGCCACCTCGACCGGCTGACGGCGGGACCATACGGAGACAGCCATTTCGCGCTCCGCATGAACACGGCGGGGGCCGTCTTCAACAACCACGAATCGGTCCAGATATGGCAGACCGGCTGGCAGACCATCACGACAGGCAATGGATGCGAGGGTTACGCGTCGTACGGGTACCGGGGAGGCTGCCTGCGCTTTCGAGGCAGAGTCAGGACCACGGTCAATGGCGACAACAGCCTCTTCGCCGACCCCGACCTGCTCGACCTGGCTACGACACCCGTAAACCGGAACTTCCTCCTGCCCGCCTACCGGAACGGCACGCTCGGATGGGCGAACACGTACGTACCGGCCAACACAAAACAGGTGAAGATCTACGGCGTCTGGGACTGGGTGTCGCTCGACCAGCTGAGCATCGCCCAATGAATCCAAAAGAACAAACAGAAAGGAGGCCATCATGGCCAATGACAACGAAACAACTGCGGAGACCGGCGTTCTCGACCTGCGCCCACCCAAAGGCAGCATCGTATACCAGCTGCTCCGTCTCGGGCTCACGTTCGACCACGGCGGCGCGGACGGGGAGGTATGGTGCGACTACACGCGCGGCGTGACGGCCGTGCTCAAGGACCGTCAGACGGGAGAGGCGACCATCTCTGACATGGACACCAAGTGCTCCGCCACGGTCACTGCCACGAAGCTCGCCGCCATCACCAAGATCAAGACATGGCGTTCCGACGAGGCGGGCGAGTGATGCCTCCGGAGTTCTGGACGGCGGTGATCACCGCTCTCGTCGGCAGCGGTGGAGTGGGCGCCATCATCGGCGCCGTCTCCTCGCGTCGCAAGGACACGGCGCAGGATGCCGGCTGATGCGGCGGCTTGCCGCCCACCTCGCATCACATCGCCGAATGCGATTTTCAACCATAGGCCACCCATTCCGGGCGGCCTTTTCGTTTGCCCGGGAAACCGGGCGGGAAGGAGAGGATGTGGGAATCCTCGACAAACGCAAACCCAAACACGGACGCCTGCACCGGCGCGCGGGCATGACGCTGACCGCGCTCGTCGCCGCGGTCTCCATGGCGTTCGCCCCGGCGGCGATGGCCGACATGCAGGGCATCGACGTGTCCAACTGGCAGTGCGGCATCGACATCGCCGGCACGCAGGCGGACTTCGTGGTGGTCGGCACCACATGGGGCACCGGACAGGTCAACAACAACTGCCTGGCCTCCGGCGTCAACACCGACGCCAACCGCATGATCGCCCAGGCGCAGGCGTCCGGCAAACGGTTCGGCCTCTACCATTACGCCATGGGCGGCAACCCCGAGGCCGAGGCCAGGTTCTTCTACGCCAACACGTCAAACTATTGGCGTCACGGCATCGTCGCCCTTGACTGGGAGATGGACGACAACCCCGCATGGGGCGACTGGGACTGGGTGCGCCGGTTCATGGCTGAGTGTGAACGGCTCTCGGGCGGCGTCAAGCCGCTGCTCTACACCGGCCCCGTGGCCGGCGCCATCCCCGGCGACATCCGCGCCGACTACGGTTTGTGGATCGCACAATACGCGAACATGAGCCCGACCGGCTATCAGGCCAACCCGTGGATGATCGGCGCATACGGCGAGGCCATGCGCCAGTACTCCGGCACCGGCGTGGTCAACACGTGGAGTCCCATCGACCTCAACCTGTTCCGCGGCGAGGCATGGCAGTGGGATTTGTACGCCAACCCCACCGGCTCCACAGCCCCGGCCCCGGCAACGCCCGCGCCCGTGCAGCCGAGCACTCCCCCGGCCAACACCAACACGGGTGGCATCAGCCACGTCATGCAATGGGGAGAAACCATCTGGGGACTCGCCGTCGCCTATGATGCTTGGCCCCTGTCCGCGTGGCATACGCCCAGCGGTGACATCAACCGCTACTACGTGGGCGACGTCGTAACCTACGGCGGCGGCACCGCCCCCGCATCGTCCGGCGGGGTCTCCAAGGTCCTCCAATGGGGCGACACCGTGTGGGATTTCGCCACCGCGCACGGTTACAGCGTCAGCCGCTGCACCGTACCCTCCGGCAACATCAACGTCTACTATGTGGGCGACGTGGTGACCTGCCGCTGAGACTCAACAGATGCCGCCACCCGCTTGACCGGGTGACGGCATCACCCCATCATCATCCCTTATTGATCGGAGCAAACATGACCGACAGCAAAAACACGACCGACACCGGCGAAACGCTTCCCGGCGTCGATGTGAGCGACTGGCCCGAGACGGCCGACGTCACCCATGACGTGCCCGACTGGCTCATCCCCAGCCGCGTCTACGACATCCTCAAATGGCTCGGCCTCATCGTCCTGCCCGCACTCGCCCTGTTCGTCAACACGGTCGGCCCCGCATGGGGCTGGCCCCACGTGGACGCCATCGTGACCACGCTCAACGCGCTCGGCATCCTCGCCGGCGCGCTCATCGGCGTCAGCGCCATCAAACAACGCCTCGACCGCGCCGCATGA